TTCAACATCCTAAAAGCAAGCAATGGACACACATGGTGTTCACTGGTGGTGAGCCTATGCTTAAAAAGTCGCAGGAAGGCATGATCTCCATCATCAACGAATTTGCTAAGAGGGGCAATGCGCCGCGCAATGTCACAGTTGAAACTAATGGTACACAACCACTAACAGCAGAATTTGAAAAATGGCTTACTGAAAAGTTCTTGTTTAGCAGCGAGTTTGGTGGCATTGTACCTGACGGAAATGGTACAACAGAATGGTTTTGGAGTATCAGTCCTAAGCTATGGAGTACAGCCGGAGAAAGAGCTAAGAGAGCAATTTGCCCCGATGTAGTAGGTAGCTATGCTAAACTATCAAGCAGAGGACAACTAAAATTCGTTGTTAATGGCAGCGAAGCCAGTTGGAAGGAAGTAGAAGAAAATGTTGATCGCTTTAGGCAAGCTGGTTGTAATTTTCCTGTTTATATTATGGGTGTCGGTGGCACTTTGGAAGGCCTCAAAGTAACAGAAGCAATGATTGCAGACGAAGCAATACAGCGTGGGTATAACTACACAAGTCGAGTGCATGTACACATTTACGGAAATGCTATAGGAAAATAATGTTTACCTACACAGAAAATGTTTTCAATGATAGAATTTTGCACATGCTTCAAAGCAGGTTTTGTCAGATAAAGAATACCGACAATAGTAGTTATGAAGTGTGGCCGGAAATTTCAACAGCTAATTGCACCCTACCAGAAGCATTTTCTGAAACTGTTACCGACGGAGACAGAATGGCATTAATATTAGCACTAGCATCAAATCAAAATCTCCCATTCTGTCGAGACGAGCGGTTAAAGTTTGCTCAGTTTGCAGTACAAAAAATGCCTGCTGATTGCAGTATTCCGTTACATACAGATACATGCAAGGCTTCGCTGACTGTTTTTTTAAGCGATGATGCCGAGGGTGGGGAATTTGTTTGGTTAGACAACGATGCCGAAGTAGCAGTTGTACAAAAAGTTAATTGCGGTGTTTATGCATATTTTGATTCAATAGTTGAAGGTGCTGCCCACAAAACAAATCCTGTTACAGGAACAAATACTAGATATACACTACAGATGTTTTTGAAGTAAGAGAGATATTATGAAAAAGAAAAAATTAATCCCGTTTAGTTGGCTACCAGCCAGTTGGGGACTTGCAGGAAAGACACGAGCTATTGCTGAAGCCGAGTACTACTATGACGGCAACGACTTAGAAGATAAACTTGCTGAAATCAATGCTGAAACAAACGAAGACGCAGATATTGCAAAACTTGATTTGAAATTAAAGCGTGAAGAAATAAGTCAAACAGCATATGATAAGAAAATTGCTGACATTAGAAAAGAACCATATATTAATGTCCTAAAGATGGGCATCAATCCTGTTAACGCACAGGCAGGCTATATCGAACTTGATTGGAACGATGAGTTTGTTAAGATGCTACAGGAAAATGGATACGAAGGTCGCAGTGATGAAGATATTGTTAACAAATGGTTCAACGGTGTTTGTAGGACTATTTTAGCAAACGAAGTTGCGGACCAAGACTATGGTTTGGAGCAATCAGATAGATCAGCAAGTGCAAGACCCGATGTCGAACGTCGAAATAACAGCCAAAAGTAAATTGATACAGTTAATGCAGGCTGTACAGCCTGTCATTGATTCTAAGATTGCAGAGATGCAGCCTAGTGAAGTTGACTTCATTCTAAAGAACTATCGCAAGTTTTTGAAGATAGATCTAGAGCGAGACTTTGAACAAGCAAAGGCATCTGCACCTATCGGCAGCGGATTAGAAGATATTCTCAAAGACTTTTCATCAACTTAGCTGTCTCCATTTTTGGTTGACATTTCTAGTATTTTTGCTATACTGTGTATAGAATTAACAGTAGGATCTCTATGGCTAGTAAAGAATATTATGAAGGAAGAGATTACGAAAGTAGCGATAACCTACAAAAGTTGCTCAAAGGAATCTTTTTTATTAAACAGTTTGAAACTTTGGGAGGTACCGGAACCAAAGTGGATCTTGTTGGTATTGCAGAAAATCCTATCTATTTTAGTATTAAAAATGGCAGTGGCAGCAATACACAAGTACATGCAACAACGCTCAAAGCATTTTGTAATTATTTAAATGCCCCTGAAATCATTTTTCAAAAATTTGAAAAATGGTTTGGTACCTGTGATATACAAAAGTTTAATGATTGGAAAAGTGGTTTAACCCTAAATGAAAATCTAGAACTCCGGCGGCAGCGACTAGGATCTCATAATATTACAGGCTGGGAAGAAGTACTCGCTTGGCTCAATAAAAAGAATAAAGAGGGAATTCTACCTAAGCTACTATTACAAACTCTAAATAATGATTATGTAGTAGATTTTTTAATTTGGCGAAACAAAAAAACAGATAAGATAATCATCGTTGATATTTACAAATATATTAAATGGATCACTGATCACTGTGTTTGGACAATGAGCAAAAGTAAACGAGGCCATAACTATAACATTTGGTGTGTGGGACCAAATGAAGAAAAGATTTTTAGCCTACAAATGAAGGGTGCCGGTGAAGGTGAGCTTTATCATAGTCCACAGTTTCACATTTATAAAAAGTGGCCTAAAGAGTTTATTGTTTACGAAACTGAATAAATACGTGTATGAAAAAACTTACTCACACCTTTGATGATTTATTGTCTACTGTCCAACTACAGTCAGTGGACTATGCTACCTTTAGGCAGCAATTGAGTGTCCTTAATATTAGTGACACCACCGGCACATTTGGTGTGCGTAGTGATATTGACACTTTTATTGCTAGAGTAACTAAAAAAGATTCTGATAACAGAAAAGAACTGTTGGAACTTTATTGCAAAAAAATGTATCAAATATTGGTTACTGATGCTAAAACTAGTTTATATGAGTTCTATAGAAGGTATGGTGAGTTACTTAATCCATTAGAATTTTATTTTGACTTGCCAGAAGGAAATTGCTTACAAGATGATACATTTATGGGCATGACTAACAGCAAGTATGGTAGAGTATGTAAAAACATAAATTTTGATGATTTTTACAACACTAAAAAGTTATATACTAACGATAGTCAGTATGTGTTTGGCTTGATCAAAGTTATGTATGAAAACTTTCATATTAGAAATAGTCTATGTGCTCCGGCATTCTTTGATCATATCATAAACACAGAAGATGACTATGGACAGTTTTGGTTAGACTTTTGGATCGGTGCTAATAAAGCGAGTATCTTTAACCCATATACATTTAAAAGTATATTAGATACACAATTCACCGGTGACGTTTTATTCAGTCCGTGCATGGGCTGGAATGCATACCAATTTGGTTTCTATAATAGTAATTTTAATCATATGGTGGCTACCGATGTTATACCTAACGTGGTTGATAATGCCAATCATCTGCATAGCGCATACACTAGGTGGAAAGAAACGGATACATTTAGTCAGTTCTTTGGTAGCAACAAAAGTGTTGATTTTTATCTTTGTCCCAGTGAGCAATTAGATGCAAGGCACAACTTTATAGAAAAATATTCTAATCGAGTAGATGCTGTATTATTTTGTCCTCCTTATTTTGATTTAGAAATATATCCAGGTGAGGAACAAAGTACAATAAGTTTCCCAAACTACGCAGATTGGCTTACAGGATATTGGGAAGAAACTGTTAAATTGTGTGCGGCAGTTATGAAACCTGGGGCAAAGTTTGGTTTTATTATCAGTAATTACAGAAACTTCGCCAAAGTAGATAACAATATAAGCCAAGATATGAAATCTGTTGTAGAAAAACACCTCTCATTTGAAAAGCACCTTAAGGTTAGGTGGAGCGGTTTATCCAGCGGTAGACAGGCACACAAACAGCGCGATGGAAACTTTGAAGATCTTTGGATATTTGTAAATTAACTTGACAAAAAGCGATTATTCAGCTATACTTAGTATACAATTGCTAAAGGACTATATATGGCAACTTACATTCTAGTAGACAGTTTAAATATGTTTATGCGGGCCAAGCATGTTGGCGGCGGCAAAGACATTGACATGCGAGTAGGCATGGCGATGCATATCATGTTTAACAGCGTTAAGAAAGCATGGCGGGACTTTAATGGTAGTCATGTTGTATTCTGTTTAGAAGGTCGTAGTTGGCGCAAAGATTTTTATCCACCCTACAAGGCTAATCGCAAAGTTACTGCTAACAAGCGTACACCGCGTGAGATTGAAGACGATGAACTCTTCTTTGAAGCATACGATAATATGATTAAGTTCTTTGATGAACGCACAAACTGTAGTGTTATTCGTTGCCCTACAGCAGAAGCCGATGACCTTATTGCTACTTGGATACAAACTCATCCCAATGATGAGCATATTATTGTTAGCACAGACAGCGACTTTTATCAGTTGCTGGCAGACAATGTAAAGCAATACAACGGCACAACAGAAGAAATCGTATCAATTGATGGCGTTATTAACGCTAAGACTGGTAAGACTGTTATAGACAAGAAAACAGGTAAGCCTAAGGATGTAGGCGATCCTGAATTTGTGCTGTTTGAGAAGTGTGTTCGAGGCGACCCTACTGACAATGTGTTCAGTGCCTTTCCTGGTGCCCGACTAAAGGGCAGTAAGAACAAGACTGGCATTACAGAAGCATTTGAGGATCGAGAGCGTGGCGGATTTAACTACAATAACTTCATGTTACAGCGTTGGACTGATCACGAAGAAGTAGAGCACCGTGTTCGCGATGACTATGAGCGCAATCGCACACTAATTGATCTTACTGCACAGCCCGACGATATTAAGGATGCATGTAGAACTATTGTGCGAGACGCAGTTAATAAACCGCAGGTCAGCAATGTTGGCATTTACTTTATGAAGTTTTGCGCTAAGTGGGACCTACAGCGTCTTAGTGACAGCGCAAATGATTTTGGTGATATTCTAAACGCCGGAATTAAAAATGTAACTATGGTTGACGCATAATGAATGATCTAGTACTAATTGCACTCAAAGGTGAAGCACCTGAGCTTGTTGACAAACCAGGTGTGTTCTACACGGGTGTGGGTAAAGTCAATGCTGCTATTATTGCAGCTACACTAATCGAGCGTTATAAGCCTAAGCGTGTATTTAACTTTGGCACCGCAGGCGGTATCACGGTTGACCATGGTGGCATCTTCAAGTGTACCAAGTTTAGCCAGCGAGACCTTAAGGTGTCCGGTTGTATTGTGGGTCAAGATGCTGTTGATGCCTGTGCTCCAATTACATTTAGCACAGATGGTCTTCATGTGAGTACTGGTGATAACTTTGTTACAGATCCTGCTGATGCTCAAGGTGCAGACCTAGTTGATATGGAAGCCTATGCCATTGCTAAGGCCTGCCGTGATGCGAATGTAGAATTTATCTGCTACAAATATGTTAGTGATCGAGCTGATGACAATGCAGCAGATAATTTCCAAGACAACATTTATAAGGGACAGGATTATTATATCTCTATCCTAAAAGAGAATAATGTTTACTGAGGCTGAAAAAGCATTTTGGATATTAGCTAACGGCGAACCCGACTTTGCTTGGATATTTGAGCGTAACGGTGAAACAGTTTATCGCAGACCTTTTGCAGCACCAGGTTCAAAACTACCGCCGTGGATCAATACAGAACGAGAAGAAGTAACTGACAAAATTGTTGGTAAACAAGCTGATTTAATTATACTGGATGAAATAAAATGAACACAGAAACTACTCAAGCACACCCATTTGATAGCGAAAAAGCTCGAGGTTGGATTAAAGATAT